GGGTCTACCTCAAGGGGTGGCCGTTCCCGACAGCGTGGCTACAACGATCGCTGGTCTAGTGGTCGACTATAACACCCTGCTGGCGTCTTTACGCACAGCCGGTATCATTGCATCGGAATAAAGGGGTGACCAATAGATGGTGAGTATTCAGGACGCTAAAGACCATTTAGGCATCGACTGGACGGACGCGGCGACTGATCGCCGTCTGACCAAAACGATCGCGGCCGCCGAGAAATTTCTCGAGGGGTCGTTGGGCGTGGAGTATCCCGTCGACGATCCTCGCGCCGAGGCGTTGGTTCTAATGGTCGTAACCGAGCTATACGATAATCACGACATGACCGAGAAGGTCAGCGCGAACGTCCGCCGTTTGGTGAACGACTTCTCGCTGCAGATCCGGTTGGAAATGAGGCCCTAAATGAAATACAGGACCCCGATCACAATCGAAAAGATGGATATTCAAACGGAGGAATGGGGGATTTATCTCGAATTGCTTCACGCGAATATCAATAAAAACGCCAAAGACAACGAATTTTTAAGCAGCGGGGCGGTCCAATCCAAGCGCGAGCTGGCGTTTGATGTGCGGTACTGTCCGCCGCTGAAAGAAATCGCACGCAACACACAGCTTTATCGGATCGTTTATGATGGTGTGCCGTACAACATCGCCGACTATGACGATTTTAACGAGCTCCACCGGAACGTCCGACTGTTGGGGGTGTCGTACTAATGGCGAGTGTTAGACATGTGAAACCCGATGCTTTAGGTGATGCGCTCTCCGAGGAGCTGGTCGCATATGGCGAGACCATCGTCGAAGCGGTCAAGGTCGAAACGGAGAAGTCCATCAAGCAGATGGTCAAACTGACCAAGGCGCAAAAGTTCAAACGCGACACCGGGCGGTATCGGAAAGACATCGCCTCCAGGCTGTTGATGGAATCGACGCGCGGGGCGACCTATCAGTGGTACGTCAAAGCCCCAAGCTATCGCCTGAGCCACTTGTTGGAAAACGGCCACGCCATGAACAACGGCGGCCGGTCCGTGGCGTACGGGTTCATCAATAACGCGTTGAGCGTCGTCGAGGAAGAGTACCTCGCGAAAATCGAGGAGGTCATCCAAAATGGTTGAGGAAATATTAACAACGGCGGGGATCCCAAACAAGGAGACCCGCTTCATTATTCCACCCAGCGAAACATACGCTGTATGGCTGGATTATGTCACGAGGCGAGGCGCTGACAACGCCCTATTGATCGCGGAACATTCGATCACAATCGAAGTGTATGCCAAAAAGATTGACAAAGTAGCGGAGTCCAATATCGAAGCGGTACTCGCGGCCCGAGCGATTCCTTATGAAAAATCGGAGCATATTTGGATTGAAAGCGAACAGCTATTTGAGACGGTTTACACGTTCGACTACATTGAGAAAAGGAGATAACAAACAATGGGAAAAAGAGATAAAGAGGTCATCACGCTCGGATCCGGGAAACTATACATCACGGAATACGAGGACGCGATTCCAACAGACGTATTACTGGAAACCGCCGAGAATTTAATCGGGCATATTTCCGGAGGCGCGAGCCTGCAGTACACACCTGAGTTCTACACGGCAACGGACGACTTGGGCTATGCACAAAAAACGGTCATCACGGCTGAGGAGGTCTTGCTTACTTCCGGGATCATGACGTGGAACGGGAACACTTTAGAGAAATTAAGCGCGACGGGCCGAGTTACCGAGGACCCAGCGAAAGGCAAACGCACCCTAAAAATAGGTGGGCTGGCTAACCAAAACGGCAAGAAATACGTGGTACGCTTCCTACACGAGGATGCTGCGGATGGCAACCTGCGCGTGACAATCGTCGGAACCAACCAAGCTGGCTTCACGTTGGCATTTGCTAAAGACGCCGAGACAGTTGTGGATGCCGAGTTTAAAGCCGATCCATCACTTGACACAGAAGGCACGCTTGTGATCGTTGAGGAAGACATCGACGTGGTACCAGCTGGATAATAAATAAGTTCTGAGGAGGATGAACAAATGTTTGATATGAGAAGTTTGACACCGCGTTATTTTGAGGTGCGCTTGCCGAATGGCCTGCGCCTCGAGGTTGAGCCGCCGAAATTAAAAGTGCTGAAGAAAATCATGGCGGTGTCCAAGATTGAAACTATCACGACCGAAAACGCCGACGGCGAGGCTGTCATCGACGATGATGTATTTGAAAGTTTGGCCGAAGGCGTGGCGATGGCCCTGTCCAAGAACAAGCAAAAGAAAGAAATCACGACGGGTGACGTCGCTGAAATTTTGAACTTGGATCAAATTCAGGCGCTATTGACTGAGTATTTTAACTGGGTATCGGAGATCAAGAGCTCAAAAAACTAGAAGTCCCCTATTATCCCGGCGACGGAAAAGATGATAAGGGGCACGATTGGAACACCTACACCCTGCAGGAGAAGCTGGTGAGCGACTATTGTCGGATCAGCGTATTGGACGTCGAGGACTTGGACCTAGTGTCCTTCCTCTGCTACGTCCGAGATGCCCGGATCTATCAGCTCTCCCAAACGGAAGACGGTAACAAGTATCTGAAGAACGCGTGGCGCATTAACCAAACAGCTCCCGAACGTGGGCGCCTACGCGATAAATTTGGCAAAGGGAAGCAGGGGACTCCATAATGGGGACCCCTCTTTTTTTGTGTAGAAAGGAGTTGAAACATGGCTAAAAAAGTAAGTGGTATCACGGTTGAGATCGGCGGCGATACAACCAAGCTCGGCAAGGCGCTCGCTGAAGTCGACGGACAAAGCCGAAGCCTCCAAGCCGAACTCCGGGGCGTCGAATCATTGCTCAAGTTTGACCCGTCCAACGTGGAACTGTTGCGGCAAAAGCAAGAGATCCTGAACGATTCGATCGACAACACCCGGAAGAAATTGACCGTGCTGAAAGACACCCAAGAACAGGTGCAGGCGCAATTCGACCGCGGGGACATCACGGCGCAACAATACCGGGACTTCCAGCGCGAGATCGTGGTAACAGAACAAAAGCTCCAAGGGTTAGAAACACAACTAAGCGGGATGGATGAAGCGGGCGCGGCCATCGAGGAGGTGGCGGAAAACGTCGAAGAACTCGGGGATAATTCCGCCGGGGCAGGCGATGGGCTAGAGGGCGTAACCAGTCGCCTTGATGCCGGGCTATTCATGCAGGCAGCCGAGCAACTCGGAGCGGTATCGGATAAGCTGCTTGAAATCGGCGAGAACGCGAAAGAAGCCGCTTTTGAAATGGGTCAATCCCAAACCGACCTGCAGGCCACCCTCGGGCTGACAAGCGAGGAGACCGAAGCGCTCGGCGACGTGGTTCAAAACGTCTTCCAAGAGGGCGTGGTCGGATCGGTCGAGGAGGCGACCACCGCTGTCGGTGCGGCAAAAGCCGCATTCGGTGAGCTAAACGATGCCGATCTGGAAACCCTCACGAACAAAATTATAGGCGTGTCCACCCGTACCGGCACCGACGTGACCGAGAACACCCGCGCCGCCAAGCGGATGATGGACGAGTTCGGGATCTCCGGCGAGGAGGCGATGGACCTTATCGCGGCGGGTTATCAAAACAACCTCAACGCGAGCGGGGACTTCACCGACACGCTAAACGAATATAGCACGCACTTCGCAAACGCCGGCTTCTCGGCCGAGGAAATGCTGCAGATCCTAAACAACGGGATGGAAAACGGATCCCTGAACACGGACAAGGCCGCCGATGCGGTCAAGGAACTACAGATCAGAATGGGTGACGGATCCTTCGAGAAAATCATCGGAAACTTTAGCACCGGCACCCAGGATATGTTCACCGCGTGGAAGAACGGCGAGGCGACCGTCTCGGACGTTGCCACCAGCATATCGGGCGATTTATCAAAAATGACACCAACCGAACAGCAGGAAGCCCTGTCCCTTTTATCCTCGCAGTTCGAGGACTTGGGGATTGACGGAGCGGCTGCTCTGTTTGACGTTGGGGATGCGTTCACGGACGTGTCAGGCAAGGCCGACGAGTTCACACAAAAAAGTCCGGGTGAAGAGTGGGAATCCTCGATCAGGGGGATGCAGGAGGCGCTGATCCCGATCGGGGAGGCGATCATCCAAACCATGCTCCCGGTACTTGAAGCGCTGGCCAAACTCAGCGAATGGTTCGCGAACCTACCCGGGCCGGTGGTCAATTTCATCACGATCTTTGGCGGATTGATTGCTGCGTTCGGAGCATTGACCCCGATCATAGCGGCCGTCATTGGGATCATTACTGTTTTTGGTACTGCTACGTTACTACCCATCATAGGGATTGTCGCTGCAGTATCGGCGGCCGTTGCCGCCATTATCGTGGTGTTCCAAAACTGGGGGAGCATATCGGACTGGCTTACCGAAAAATGGGGGCAGTTCAAGGAATGGATCGGCGAGTTGTGGACCAGCTTGTCCGAAAGCATGGCGACAACCTTCGACGCCACAAAGCAATACCTCTCTGATTTATGGACCGGGATCCAAGAAACGCTGGCGCTTTTCATTGAAAACATGAAGCTCGCGTGGGAGGGCGTCAAGCTCTACTTCTCGGAATTATGGCTCGGGATCCAAGAGGGGGCGGCGCTCGCGTGGCAGATGATCGTGGACGCTGTCATGTTGGTGCTTTCGCCGTTCATCGAAACATTCAAAACAATCTGGACAGGCGTGTCCGATCACCTCGGGACGTTATGGACCAGTATCCAAACGATCGCGACAAACGCGTGGGAAATCATCAAGGCGGCGATCCTCGGACCGGTTCTGATTTTGATCGACCTCGTGACGGGTGATTTTGACGGCATGAGTTCGCACTTGACTCAAATATGGGAAAATGTCAAGGCGGCTGCGTCAAACATCTGGACGGCTTTAAAAGATGCCGTTGGTGCGATCGTGGGGGCTTTGGTTGCGACGCTTGCCGTTTTGTGGGAAAACCTAAAAAACAACGCGACCTCAATCTTCAACGCGGTCAAAGACACGGCGACAAACATCTGGAATACACTCAAATCGTCGGTGGTCAACGCCGCGAATGGCCTGAAAGACGGGGCTGTCAACGCGTGGAACACGCTCAAGTCATCGGTTATCAATGCCGCAAACGGGCTCAAAGATGGCGCCGTGAACGCGTGGAATAATTTAAATAGCTCAGTCACTAACTTAGCTAACAGCGCGAAAGATGGAGCCATCAACGCGTGGAACAGCCTAAAGTCCATGACCTCGAATATTTTTAACGGGGTTGTAAGTTCGATCAAGTCCATTCTCAAAATCGACCTATTTTCGGTTGGTCGTAACATCATCGACGGATTAGTGAATGGGATCAAGAGCGGGGTCGGGGCAGTCGGTGCGGCAATCAGCGAAGTCGCCGGGAACATCAAGAGCAAGATTAAAGGTGCCCTTGGCATCAACTCACCATCGCGCTGGATGCGTGACGTGGTCGGGAAGATGATCCCTCAAGGGATTGCCGTCGGGGTTAAAGCCGACACCTCCAAAGCGCTCGACGCAATGGACGACCTGACAGCCGGAGTGATGGATGCCGGCTCACCGGACATGATGAAAATGATGAACGGGAACTCGATCGTCAGCCAAAGCGCGCAAATGGACGCCCTTAAGAGCTCTCTTGGGGCAAGCGGAACATTGGCGGCCAAGGTGGACGCAATGATCGGGCTCCTTGGAACGTACCTGCCTAACCTGAACACCGAGCCTAAGATTGTCATGGACACAGGGGCACTGGTTGGCGAGATTAAAAATGAAATGAACCAGGTTCTCGGCAACGATGCCGATCTTGAAAGGAGGGGACGATAATGCGACAAGCGGAACTTGCCGGAAAAATGACATGGGATGATTGGGGCCTTATCCTCTCCGACTACCAAGTCGGGGAAGCCGATCCAAAGACTGAATACGTGGACATCCCCTTCGGCGACGGGTCACTCGACCTGACCGAGGCGGTGTCCGGGGAAATCAATTACAAGAACCGGACGATCGACCTGACCTTCACGATCACGCAACCGCTGGAAGAGTGGTCCGAGCTGATGGAAAACATCCGGGCGACGATACACGGGCGGAGGATCATGGTCCGCTTGCCGGACGACCCGGGGCATTATTACATGGGCCGCTGTACGGTCGATTCACTCAAAAAAGCGATCATCATCGGCACGTTGGGCGTGTCCATTATTGCTGATCCCTATCGGTATAAAAACGCCGTGACGGTCCAACAATGGACGATTGGGGCGAGTGGGTCGGAGACGATCATCTTGTTCAATAGCCGGATGCGCGCCTTGCCGACCGTGACCGTGTCCGCGTCGACGACCTTCCTGATCGGGACGACCTCAACCGTATTAGCTGCCGGATCATGGGAGCACACTAACCTGTTCTTAAGCCAAGGCTACACCACAATCACGGTGACCGCTGCACCCGGGACCACGGTCAAGTTTGAATATCAAGAGGGGGCGTTGTAATGTACGCTATATTTTGTGATGGCGCCTCACTCTATGATCCGCGCGTCGATAGTTTGAAACTATCCTCAGCCAAGTTGAAACTAGAGGCCGGGAAAGCCGGAGGGTTGGACATCGTGGTTTATCCGACCCATCCGCTCTATGCGCAGATCCACCGCTTCAAATCGGCCATTGAGGTCTATCGTGATGCGACGCTGATCTTCCGCGGGCGGGTATTGAATGACGACGTCGGCCTGAACAAAGAGAAGCGCATCGTTTGTGAGGGCGATTTAGCCTTCCTGAACGATTCCGTGATTCGACCCTATAACTTCACCGGAACGATAACAGCGTTCCTACAGTCGGCAATATCGAGCCACAACGCGCAGGTGGAGCCGGAGAAAGAGTTCACGCTCGGGGATGTCACCGTGACCGATCCGAACGACTATATCGTCCGCTCGAGCATTGCATCGGACGTGACGTGGAACGTGCTCAAAACGAAACTGGTGGATGTGCTCGGCGGGTACTTGATGGTTCGCCGATCCGGCGGGGTCAATTACCTCGATTATTTAGCCGATTCAGAATACCGGAGCGATCAAGAAATAAAGCTCGGAAAAAACATCTTGGACCTGTCAAAAGGGTCGAAGGGTGAGGACATCATCACCGCTCTGATCCCATACGGAGCCAAGCTAAAAGATGAAACCGGAAAGGACACCGACGAACGGCTGACCATTTCAGCTGTCAACGGGGGCGTGGACTACGTCTTCGATCAGGAGGCAGTCGATGCTTACGGTTGGATCTTTGGCACGGAAACATGGAACGACGTCACTGTGGCCGAAAACTTAATGACGAAGGCAACTGCAGAATTGACAAGGCGGCGCAACATCGACATCTCACTCACGCTATCGGCCATTGACCTGTCGATGGTGGACCCGTCGATCGACAAGATCCGCGTTTTTGAGTACGTCAAAGTGATCAGCCCGGCGCATGATCTCGGGGAATTTATGCTTGTCACAAAGTTGGATCTTGATCTGCTGCAGCCCCGGAACAACAAGTTCACGGTTGGATCAGCATATTCGACCTTTACGGACAAGCAACTCGGGACGGACACGGCGATCAAGGATCTCGTCAACACAGTCGAGAAAAATCAAACGACCACCGGGGCATATGTCGACAGCCAAGTCACAGCTTTAGCGAGCTCGATCGTGCAAACAGAAGAGCGCATACGATTAGATGTGTCCGAGACATATACCAGCAAGACCGAATTGGAAGAGTACAAGTCGAGCGTGTCGACTCAATTCGAGCAAACGAGTGAGGCGTTTGATTTTACGTTTAAAGAATTGACCGAAACGATCACCGAGATCGACGGGGACACCCGGACCAAGTTCGAGGAGCTCGTGAAATACATCCGGTTTATTGGCGGGAACATCGTCCTCGGCGAGGTCGGAAACGAGTTGACACTCAGGATCTCAAACGATCGGATCTCGTTCCTGCAGTCGTCGGTCGAGGTTGCGTACCTAAGCAATAACAAGCTCTATATAACCGACGCTCATGTCCTGAATAGTATTCGGATCGGGAACTTCGCTTTTATTCCGCGGGCCAATGGTTCGCTTGACTTCAAAAAGGTGGTGAACTAATGGCTTTATCCGGAACATATACACAAGGTTTTACAAATAACGGCGCGTTCCGTCTGCGCGTCGAGTGGAGCGCGACGCAGGACATCAGCGGAAACTATTCGACCGTTTGGGCTGATTTATACATAGATTCGCTGCAGTCCTGGGCAAGCGTGAGCGATGCGACATCGTCCGCCTGCGCCATTACGATAAACGGCTCGACAAAAACGTTTTATAACACCTCGACGTTATCAGGCTATGGGTCCAAAAAACTCGGATCGCATGGGGTTGTTGTGTACCATAACGCGGATGGAACAAAGCAATTCGCAATTTCAGCATCGCATAATTTTGACATCACATGGAATGGTGCATATGTTGGAAACGTTGGTGTTTCGGGAAGTGCATGGCTGAATACCATCCCGCGTGCGACAACGCCGACATTGAGTAATTTCGATCCGATAATGGGCGATACCATCACAATCAATTTACCGCGCGCATCCGATTCATTCACACATTACGTGTTTCACGATTTTTGGGCGGGCACATGGACACAAATTAATCAAGTGGCGGTGGGGACATCGCTGCAGTGGAAGGTGCCGCTGGAAGAATACGCGCAACGAATACCGAACAGCGCATCAGGGACAGGACGAATACAGGTGGACACCTACAATGGGGGCACGTACATCGGATCGAAAATTGTCACATTCACTGCGACATTACCTGTTAGCGCGATCCCCAGCATAGGGTCGGCGACCGTCGCCGAAACCGTCGCGGGTTTGCAGGAGCAGTTTGGTGGATACGTTCAATCAAAGTCCAAACTCGCGATTGCTATGACTGCGAGCGGGGTTTATGGTAGCTCAATCAGCGCGTACAGGATCACGGCAAACGGGTCAGTATATAACGCGGCAACAGCTACAACCGCCGAGCTGATCCAAAGTGGAAACAAAAACGTCGTCTTCGAGGTGACCGACTCACGGGGGAGGAAAGCATCCTTTGTTATTCCCATCACTGTCCTGCCGTACGCGGCGCCAAGCATCACGAGCTTTACAGCCGTTCGGGCGGATGAAACCGGGGCAGTCGATGACGAGGGCACGTATGCCAAAGTTGACTATCTCGCGACTATGAGCCCGGTCAACGGTGGGAACATCAAGACGCTCACTGTCCGGTACAAAAAAACAAATGAGGAGACGTGGTCCGAGGCAACGGTAACCAACGCGGCCTTTGACAACCTCAGCGGCGGCGCCCTGATCCCCGGATTCGACATCGACTACGCCTACGACGTGGCCTTTGATCTGACCGATTATTTTAATACCGTATCGAAAGAGGCCTCCCCTCCATTACCGACGGGGTTCACTCTCACCAACTATCACGCAGGCGGGCGCGGGCTGGCCTTCGGTAAAGTGGCGGGCGGGCCGGGTTTCGATAATGGCCTCATGACGTGGTTCACGGGCGGGATCGAGGCGGTTGAGCTATTGACCGGCGACGGGTCGCTTGCGTACTGGCAAACGGTCAAAGGCGGTTACTACTACGCGACACTAGGATCGGTAACCGGTCAACCCAGACCAAGCGGACTGGTCCAAGTGATCCGGGTGGGAACCGACTTCTCGGTGGTATGGCACGACCTGACCTCTCAAAACGTGTACCGACTTTATGGATCCGCGACGGTCTTGAGCGGGTGGTCTTTGATCAGCGGCAAGCCGGTAACTTTTGTTCCTACTTTACTAAATAACTGGGTCAATTATGGGGACGGGTTCGCACTGGCCGAATATTGGAAAGGCCCGTACAATAAGGTTCATTTACAAGGGCTGATTAAGAGTGGTACCGTCGCGGACGGAACGGTTATATTCACATTGCCAGAGGGTTTCCGCCCGCTAAAAAAAGAAATATTTATTGTTTTTATTTCCGGCGGAGGCTTCGGACGCGTCGACGTTAACGATAACGGCAACGTGGTCGCTAAAATTGTAAATGCGACATACACCTCACTATCCGGAATATCGTTTCTGGCAGAAAACTAATAAAGGAGATGATTAAATGGTTAAAAAAATAATACCTTTCAACGTGGCCATCAAGTCCACCGCTACAAGGCGGAGCTACGACATCCCGAAGGCCTACACCAACGACCTGAACTCGGTCGAGTTTCAATTTACAATCACGGACATGACGGCAGGCGAGCTAACAACCGCCAAGGCCAACGTTCTCCTGTATATGTTGGATGGGTCGTTCTTCGAGAATAATGAGGCGTCAGGTGTGACTATCGAGGGCAACGTCGTCACGTACACAATGAAATCGAACGAGGGAAACCACAGCGGCGTGAATGAAGCGCAGGTTGAGATCATTTACGAGGGCGCGCCGGATAAAAAGCTGGCGTCCCAGAAGTATGAATTTGAAATAATCAACGGGCTGGACATGGAGGTTGCGGTCGAGATCGTGGTCAAAGACTGGTCGGCGCTCACGACGGAAGCCCGGAAATTTATCGACGATTCGACGGTCGAGGTCAACGCCCTCAAAAACGAATTACAGAACTCGATTGAAACGGCGAACACCAGTCTCGGGGAATTTGATGTCGCTTTACAAAACGGAATAGTGGCAGCTAACCTTGCCGAGAAGTTGGAGGATTTTGAGGAAATAAACAACAGCCGCTTGTTTTCAGTGGAGCAACAGTTGGAACACAAGGCAGAGCAAACATACGTTGATGCTAAAATCGGGAACATGGGCAACACAAAAACATTCAAGGGCGCTTGCACCAATGCCGAACTGCTGTTAAAAACAGGGATGATGGTCGATGACTACTGGTATGTTTCAGATTTATCCACAAACAAATGCTACAACGGCACGTCATGGGTGGACATCGGGGATAATTTAAACCTTGGTGACAATACGATTTCAAGAACTAAAATTATTGCCAATTTTCAGGACGCGAAAACAAGAACCACGTCGGGTGTGCTTGTTAAAACGACAGTCGAAGAGGGTACTCCTTTAGTTGTTGGTTTTGCCAATGACTTATCAGCAAGCAAAACGGTTTACAGGTCAGGGAAAAACCTTTTATCAAATAAAGGTATCTCAAATCAATATGTGGCCGTCAATGCTGATGGGTCAATCACGATAAATGGTACACCATCAACAGATCAATTTGTCAACGCATCTAGTTTTGCATTGCCAGCCGGAAGTTATTATTTGTCGGCACATACACAAGCATTGCAGACTGGTGTGCAAGTTTTGGCGTATGACGGTACGTACAACAATCAGTTAGCTGGAGCGACATTTAAAAAAGCCGTTGTATTGGCAACTGCTAAAACCATAAATATCCGGCTCATTCTAAGCGCTGGTGTCACTTTTAATAATTATGTCATTTACCCACAAATGGAAGTCGGTTTATCAAAAACTGATTTCGCTGGATTTTCGGGAACTAATGTTGTGACGACAGGCACAAATGCAACGTTATACGCATTGGGGGGAGATAACTATATCTGGAATAGCGCAAGCGATGAGGTGGCCGTGCGCTATAATGAGGTATTATCAGAATTGGCCGTAAAAGCGTCAACTCAAACGTATAATCTTGTTGACAATAGTTTGATTATACGTGGTAGAAGATTGAATAACGTTGGTACAACCTACACGGATGCCACGGCAATGCACTGTGATTATCTCGCTGCGGTAGCAGGACAAACGGTATCGGCAAACGAACCTATAAATTATATTGCGTTTTATGCAGATAAAACCGAAGCCAGTTATCTCTCAGCGTCTAGTTCACACGCATTTTACGGCGTTCCGTCTGGGGCAAATTACTTTAGGGCTGGTTGGGTAAATAATACTGACGAGTTTGCCAACGGATTAATGTTATGCGTGGGGAGTGGCGCTGATAAAATGCCATTTATATCTCGTACCGTTGACAAAAACCAATTAAATAAACTTTACGGATACCGTCAAGTCGGAGCGCTAGAGTTAAAAACAGCCTATCATCAAATGATATTCGACAGTATTGGCGACAGCATCACGGCTCAAGAATATTACCAACCGTTTATTTCTGCGTACTTTGGGTTAAACGCGTATCATAATCACGGTGTTGCTGGTTCGTGTGTTTCCGGTATCGCTTCCGATGCTATGTGGCAAGATGTGCGTGTCGACGCATTAAACGCAAGCGCTCAGGTGATAACAATCGCGGGTGGGAGCAATGACGGGGTGCAAGTAAAGCCTATTGGATCGCTGACATTGATAAACACCGATACTGCAAATTTTGTCGGAGCGTACAATACGCTTATCGGTAAAATTTATACAAAATACGGGAACGACATCATGATTTTGCTTATAACACCGCCTTATTGCCATAACGCTGACGTTAGCACTTATGCTGATGCGGTTGTTGCTATCGGTAAATTATGGGGAATTCCAGTTGCAGACACATATCACAACGCGCAGATTAACGCAGTGACACAAGCTTTGTATCTTCCGGGCGGTATCCATCCTAATGAGGATGGTCACAAGTTACTAGCATCGGTAATTATCGGGAAATTAAAAGAAGTCGAGCCGGTTGTGATTTGAACCATAACGTTGCTAGTCTGAAATGAAAATGAAAACATAACTGGTCGAATTCGACCAGTTTAAAACCTGAAAGGACTATCTCCGGATGGTCCTTTTTATATTGATAAAGGAGCGTGAAAAATGACGGAAATAATCGAAATGTTAAAAAGCCAATTGTCAAAAATGAGCGTGGATGG